CCGGTCTCGTCCTCGAGGTCCAGCAGTACGCCCAGGGATACGGACTTGGCCTTCACTTCCAGGCCGGCATACTCCGGATCCTCGAATTGCAGAACGAGCACGCGACTGTTGAGCTTCACCTAGCTGCCTGCCTGCCGAAGAAGATGGACATAGTGGGACATTACGCCCATGTAGGCGTCGTGCCGTCGGCGAGCACGCCGGGCGCCGTCCAGGTGAGTTCGCCGGACGGGGCGCGCGTGAGGTTGTAATCGGTGAACAGCATCTCCATGGCCAGGGTGTTGCCGCTGATGGTGTTGGTGACCGTGCGGTTGACGGACGTGGACGGCACCGTTTTGAACGTGTCGTGCGACATGTTGGCCGCGTCGTTGAACACGCCGTTCAGGTTCACGGTGCCGTCGGCCAGCAGGAGCAGCCGCTCGTAGGCGCTCTTGTCCAGGCCGGTCACGTCCTGGATGCCACGCGGGGTGGCGAACGTGAAGTTGGTGATGTCGTTCTTGATGGCGTTGGCCGATCCTGCCGAGTTGTCCACGCTCAGCGTGGTCCAGCCGAGGCCCGTTTCTTTCGCCAATGTACTCACCTATCCCTTTTGTTGCTGATCGCGGAGGTTGTCCAGATGCTCGCCGAGATCGTCGCGCCAATCCTCGGCTCGGTGGAACAAGCGGCTGAACCCGGACGGATTGCCGCGATGATCTCCGCCACGGACCAGCATCACAGGAGGCCGGCCAAGCGGGAGACGATGCCGGTCCGCGCGGGCGCACATCTGCCCGGCAGGGAACACGAAGGTGACCTCCTGCGGTCCGGTCACGCCCTCGGTGAAGCGCAGGCCGGACACGTGCCGGATCCACGCCGCGACGTTCCGCCCGTCCTGGCTGCCCAGATCGAGCACGGACTTCCAGCCGCGCAGGTACCGCGGGCAGTCCACCTCGGCACACGTGGCGCGGCGCCAGTGCGTGGCCAGTGGCTGCCTGATCACGTGCGACTTGTACATCTGCGGTGGCATGGCCGGCTCGATCCGGAACGGCTGCATCAGAACACCACCGTCGTGTCGTTGCGAACGGCCAGGACGGCGAACTGGGCGTTGGAGAATGTGCCGGACGAGACGGCACGCAGGTAGCGGCGCACGGTGCCGGTGACCGCTATCCGCTGGGCGCTGACCGCGCCGGCCAGGACAGCGGAGAACGCGGCGCCGGACAGGGTCGCCCAGGATGCATTATCCGCGGAGTCCTCGATAGTGACCGTGATCGATGTCCCGGTCACCGAGAACACCTGAAGGTAGAACTGTGCCCCGAACGATGACGACGCGGATCCGTCCAGGCTGCTGCCGTTGGTGGCCGCTGTGTCCGTGCGCGTCCAGGCGGTGAGCTGCTTACCCCATTCCAGACCGTAGCCGTTGGACTGAACGGAGGTGGCGAACGACAGTGCGCCGTCCTGGCCGCGGGTGCCGTCGTAGCCGATCTGCTTGGCCACGCATGCCGCGCCGGGGGATCCGATGGCCGCGCCGCGTCCGTACAGCGCGCCCGTGTCCGTGGTGGGCAGCGCCTTCAGGACGGGGTGCGCGCGCCCGGTGGCCTTGTTGAACCAGGATGCAAATTGCATGCCGCCGTTGCGCAGGCCGCCCAGGCGCTCGGGTGCGCTTTCGGTGATGTCGGTGACGTCGAGAGGGGCCGGACCGCCGTTGATCGCCTGAAGGCTGCCGATGTCTCCGCTGATGTCGTAGCCGCCGACGGCGAAATGATCACCAAGGCCTGTCTGTTTTGCCATGTTATGCCACCTGTGTCCACGCGTCGGCGATGATCATAGGAACGGTGATCGTCATGATCCGGTACAGGCCGGAACCCTGGCCGCCGATCTGTACGTACCCGGCCTCCGCACGCAAGCTCTCTCCGCCGATGCCCAGCAGGTCAATCGACTCCACCAGGCCAGCCAGGGTGAACTCGCCGGTGTAGGACGCCATCAACTGATCCGTGGCCGCCAGCATGTTCGGGTCGATCCGATCCGCCTCATCCGGCGTCGAACGCAGCATGTTGTCATAGATCCGCACCTGCATGACCAGATACGCGCTGGTGGCCGCCAAGCCGGACGACTGCGCGTGCGGGACCAGGCCCTGCGCCCAAATGGAGCAGGTCAGCCCGTTGGCCGGCGGACTCTTCGGCTCATTCGTGTTGACCTTGTCGAATTTGCCCGTCAACTGCGCGTGCGACACCAGCGCACCGACGATGGCTTGCATGTCGATGCTCATGAGTTCAGCGCCTCGCACAGTTCGCGGATGACGGGCGCAGCGATCGATTCAGCCCGGTCCTGAACCATGCGCGTCGTCTTGCGCATGATGCTGTAGCCCTTGAACCGGGTGTGCGGGAAGTTGCGAGAGCCCACCCCCTCGAGCCAGGGGCCGTAGATCACGCCGGAATCGTGAATGACGTGCTGATACCCCATGTCCCGGTTCACGATGTGCCGCTCGTAATAACCCGTCGGGCGCTTGAAGTACTGGTGCTGCAAGATGTGCACGCGCCGCTCCGCCTCATTCGCGATGCGGTCCTGCGCCTTGTGCAGATACGCCTTCACCACGAACGGCTCTCCCGGGGAAAAGAAGGTGCCGTGGACCTCAGCCATGCGCCAGCACCCCCCACCAGAGGTAGCCGACGAAGATGGCCATGGCCAGGATCAGCGGGCTGATCGCGATCAGGAACAGGATCATCAGCGTCTTGACCACACTGTCCCCGGTCATGCCGCACCGTGCCGGATACGCCCATGCATCGCGATCAGATCGTCCACGATCGCGCTCAGGCCGCGGCCGGACGACTCCATCTGGTTGTCCCCGGCGCCGACCACCCGGCCGTAGGCGCTCTTGGACTGCTCCAAATCCACGAGCGCGTAGGCCAGGTTCGCTTCCTTGACCAGCGCCGGGGGGTCGTTGGCCAGGATCGTCGCGCCGTCGGAATGACTGCCCGCGGTCGATCCGGTGGCCGCGCGCTCCACCTGGCACAGTCGCGGCGCGTACACGACATCCGCGATGGTGTGCGCAGAGAGTTGGCTGCCGGTCTCGGCGCGGCGCACGGTCAGCACGTTGGCCGCGATGTTCTCGATGAACATCCGCTCCGTGCCGATCTGGATCGACTCGCCGATGTTCAGCAACGTGCCGTCCGCAACAGTGACCGCGCGCGTTGCCGCGCCGGCTGCCACGTCCGCGCCCAGCGTGGTGACGCTGGTGGCGTACAACTTGTTGATCACGTTGATCCGCTCGCTACCGATGGTGAGCAGATCGCCCACGCCCACCAGGGACGAGTCGGAGACGGTAAGGCTGGTGGCGCCGGAGCTGATCGAGCCGGCCAGAGAACCCGCCGCGCGTGTGGTGTTCGATGCGCCCTGCTCGCCGACCAGCACCATGCCCCGGTCGTTGGAGGAGAACAGGCCGGACGAGAGGTTGTTCAGCTTCAGCGACGTGAATGGCGGGCCGTCGTCCGGGCGCAGGAAGAAATCGGTGCCCTCGATCAGCTCGAGGCCGTCCACGGTGAAGCTGGCAACGGAAATCATTTCCAGGTAGTCCGTGTCCAGCCAGAGGACCGGGCCGGTCACCATCCGGATCTCCGGATACCGCGTGCACGTGGTGGGGTAGAAGCGTCGTGTCTGCGCCTCCACCTGCTGGGCGCCGGTACGGATGGCGGCATCGATGCGCGCGTTGGTGCGGTACGTGTCCGCCTGCGCGAGCGCGTTCTGCACCTGCTCACGGGTGCAATAGGCGATGCCCGTCATCCTCGGCTGCTTTCTGCGAGGTCATTCCTATGGAAGTTGTGCCCGATGATGCCATTGCAGGTTCCTGCGGGTTGCGGCCCGACACTGTTATCCGCGTGACCCCACCGGGACTTGACCGGATCTTAGCTGATCAACACCCGATTGCCGTACAGATCGAAGATCTCCCCGCCGAACTTGCAATGCAAGGTGCCCGGCGTGCGGCCCGGCTCGAGCGGATACGCGTGATACGGGCACTGCGTGAGCGGCGTGGTCAGGAAGCGCACGGTGTCCGCGGCGTTCTGCCGGTAGATGGACAGCAGCCCGTTCCAGCCGGCTCCGCCGGACGTGACGGGGGCCGCGGCGGGTTCCGGCGTGACCGAGCCGGTAGCGGTGACGGTCTGCGCAACCGTCGCGTTGTGGATCACTACGGCATCGACGACGGCGTTAGCCGTGACGGTCTGCGCCACGGTCTGGCCGAGTGTCACCGTGCCGGCCACCGCGGCGGTGGCGGTGACGGTCTGCGCGGCAGTGGTCGACCGGTCGACGACGGCGTCGACGACGGCCGTGGCTGTGACGGTTTGCGTAACCGTACCGTCAACGGTCGCACCGGATCCGGTCGACCACGCGGCCACCAAGCCACCACGCGCGGTGGCGGTGGCTGCGGAGAACGTAGCCGTAGTGGAGTAGGCGGTACTGCCGTTCGCGGTCACGTCCAGTTCGGCGCCGGCCGCAAACGGCCAGTCCTGGGCGGAGACCTGTTGACTGGCCAGCGTGGTCGCAAACGAACTGTCGAATCCGGAGACCGACCGGGCCGCGCCGGAGCCGACGCCACCACCGACGGCCAGCAGATGGCGAGCACCGGACGCGGGCGTGATCGATCCGGTGGTGAATGTCGTACTGGCTGAGCCGGACTGAGTTACCGACGCAACATCGAACGTTGCGCCCGCGGACAGTTCCCAGGCGAACCAAACCCCCGAGCCTGCAGGTGAACCGGTCAACGAGATGGATGCCTCGCCCGCGCCTGTCTTGTCGAACAGGTAGATACCCAGATCAACGACGCTGCTGCCCCGGGACGTCATGGTGCCCGCGGTGATGATCGTGTTACCGAATACGGCAACTACGATCGTGGTGCCGGTACCGAAGTTGCCGCTGGATCGGGTGACGGTGATCGACGTAGCGGTGTTGAACGTGCCGCTGTTGCGATCGAGGATCGTCACCCGATTGCGCCTAGGCCGCGATCGGAGCTTGGGTGTAGGACAGCGCAGTCAGGTTCAGCGTGTCGCCGCTGGTCACGGCCTTGGAGGCGGTCAGCGCCACCGAGCCCTGAAAGACACCTGCGGTCACCAGCGACCAATAGGAGACGTGCGTGATCGTCTCGGATCCCGCTGACCAGGTTGCCCAGGACGGCAGGGTGCTGGTGGCCGAGACGCTGCCCGCGGACGGTGAGCCCCAGGTGACCGCCTTGCGCGTGGTCTCCGCGCTGGCGTTGGAAGTGCCGGCACTGCCCGGATCTCCGGTGTGCAGCTTCACGAAAGCAGCGCTGCCCACGATGGTGGACAGCGTGCTGTTCGCGAGCGTGGTCGACAGGCCAGCGGTCACCTGGTGTTCCCTTCGGTGCCGTTGCCGCGCCGGCCACGGAGCGCCTTCTTGGCCGGCGCGTCCACCTTCTCGTCGGACTGGTCAGGCTCGTCGCCCTTGACGACCTCGGCTTCGGCCGTGCCGGTCAACTTCGACACCGCGCCCTCGCCGTCACGTGAGAA